CCATCAAGCTTACTTTCGTCTGATGCAGTAAATGTATTACCACCAGTAGCGGGTGACACGTTAGCCCATGCTACACCTGTATATACAACAAGGCCGCTGAAGTTGTTGCTTAAAGGGTTCCACGGAGTGACCGCATAGCGCACCATTCCTTTTCTTGGGGATATTGGAGGATTGTCAGCTACCTGCACAGATGCGTCCGCCATAGAGTTCATGGCAGCTTCTAGGTCACGCAGCTCGGTCTGTAGGTATTGAGGGATAGAAACATCAACATCCAAGTTAGGTAAGCTTCTGCGCGCATAGCGCTTAATGATCATGTCCACTACGTCTGAAAGAGCCATTGGCTATCTCCTTCCAGTTACAACTACTTCGAGATCCATGCCACTAAATTTAAAGTCTTTTAGGGCACTACCTACACCAAGCGTGTACGATAGGTATCGGCCACTAAGCCGTTGGTCTATTTTATAATCGGTGGCAGTATTGTACTGTGCCTCATTCCCTTCCCGGTTATCGAAAAACTGTAAAGAGTCCTGTGGCGCAACATCGTCAGCAGTAAAGTTAAATATAAAAGCCTTGTCAGAGTTAGATGTGGTTAGCTGCGGCAAAACCTTGCTGATGTTCTTATAGCCGTCCAAGGATATGCCTAGCTCATCTAAATCTAAGCCGTTTCTCTGGAGTACTGGGCCCTTTGATTGGCCAGTGTCGTATGCCGTGCTGATGGAACCGTTGTCTATTAGGTCCACACCAAAGAGCTTAGAGGCAGCCAGTGGGGTACTTTGCTCACCAGCGTATGCCTTTGCCAATACTATAGGGTGCTGGGTAAAGGGGCTGTCTTGGTCCTTATAGCTGCCACCAATACCGCCGACACCATTACCACCATAGATGATGTTTGCACTGTTATAGGTCAATGTGGTGTTAATGTTGGCCTCAGTGCCAGAAACTACGTTAGGCAGATCTTGGAACGACCACAGGTCATCTTTGTAGTTATAGACAGCGGCACGGTTACAGTGGTCAACACCCGGCCCGCTGATGCCATAGCTCCGAGCTAGGTCATCTTGACTGTTATAACAAAAGTATAATTCTTCCGTCTTGCTGTTGTGCATTACAAAACACACATCTGCCTTACTGTTGTCTAGGCCCCTAAATATGTAATCTCTGACCCTGCCGTCACATATAGATTGGCGGCTGTTGCCATCGGTTACATAGATGTCATCCGTGTCAAAGACGTAGTGCTTGTTCTCTATTTCTATAATGCAATCTTGGGATAAAACTCCGCAGTCATCAAATACCTTGCGGAAGTTAAAGATAAATGTCCCGCCTACAAACTCCATCATCCAAACTTGGTCTTTAGAATAGATTAGAAAGTTAGTGCCTAAAGTGGCCCCATCTACTATTGGGGTCTTCATCTGCACTAAGTCGTTAAAGCCTGCACTGTTCGTGGTATCGGAAGCATCCCAAGTGGAAGGCACAGAGTTAGCCAGAACAGGGTCACTGAAGCGAACTCGATTAGGAAACGTGCTACTGCCCTCAGTCATGTTAAGTGCCAGTAAGAAGTCACCGTAGCTGCGTAAAACGCCAGCCTTATGGTTGCTCGGCCAGTTTGGCAGGGCTGTAAAATTAGTATCTCCCGGCGACCTTTTCAGAGGGACGGTATCATCCCTACTCACGTACACGACATCAGCTAATGTAGTTGCCGAGATTACTGCCTCAGTGTCAGCAGACAGTGAAGAGTTAAAGCGCTGGGAGCCTGTACCACTCGTAAACTCATAAATATCAAAAGTATCATCCACCACCAATATGGTGTCATAGGAAGAGGGCGAAGTCAGCGCATAACAGAATTGAGGCACGTAGGATATGTTGTCAGACACTGGCCTAAACACTGGTCCAGCCATAACATTACCGTCAGTGAACCTGACATTCTTGGCTCTAGTAAAGGCTGTCATTGGTAGATTGTAGCTACCTACATCAGTGATAACACCAGTAGAGCCAAGTCCCCTGATTGGTACGTTGGTCATGTGCTATTCCTTTGCGGGTTCAACAATCACTTTGCCGTTGCTGTCAGTCCAGTCAGTAGCAATCATATGCGGGTCATGGCGCTCACCTACGACCATCCAAGATACAGTGGCGTTGGACGTATTATCCTGTGCTGCAATGCTTAGGACGTTAGTAGACACAGAACCTTTGACTGCGATGAAATCACTTTCGTTGCTGGTGAAGCACTGTACGTTGCCGTTAAGGGCAGCGAAGGTGCCATCTGTCATGCCCGAAGCTGTATCAATGTTTACTGAGGCTGCACCGTCTACGAGGTCTACCGTGCCCCTATAGATGTTGTCAGCCTGTGGTCCCTCGACAAAGGAGTGGACTAGGTGGTGGGTTTCAGCCTTGGCTTCTATTGGGTGGTCAATCTTGAAGGAGCCGGAGGATTTACTAAGGGCACCCGTGATGGCAGCCCCTGAGTTCGTAACGGAGATGCGGGTTGCGTTGTTTGTTCTTAGGTTGATTTGGTTGCCGTTGATGCCGAACACAATCTTGGTCGTAACGTCTCCAACGTGGGCCATTCCGCTTTCGCTATACAAGGTCTGTGCCTGTACGTCACCGCCTGACATAATGTTGTTTACTCCGAGGCGGCCGCCACTGTCCGCTGGATTATAGGTTAGCTTGTTGTACTCACTTTCGACACCAAGGCTTCGACCTGTGCCGTTACCAATGTCTGACCCACCGCCCTGTTGGTTGGACATCATGACAAGCTGGTAGGGAGCTTGACCGCTTAAAGCAGCCATAGCGATGGTACTGGCGGTGTTACTACCAGCGGCATTAAGCTGGGTCTGGATGTTACTGGTGACGCCATCAAGATGGTCAAACTCGGTATTCGTAACGCCAGTGGCTCTTAGGTCTTTGGCATAGTTAAGGTCAGCTACAGCACCCGTAAATCCATCTAGTGCGTCTAACTCAGCAACCGTGACACCAGTTGCTCTGAGGTCTTTGGCATAGTTTAAGTCTGCCACTGTGCCAGTAAATCCATCTAGTGCGTTTAGCTCGGTGTGGGTGCTGGATACTGCCCCCGTCACGGCGGGAAAGGATGCTTTTACAGTGCTTTTGATTAGGCGCATATGGTCGTCAGCTTGGGCGATGCCGTCTGTGGCGACAGGGTTATTTGCGTTCAGACTATTGATATAAGTTCCGGTTTCTAAAGCCATCTGAGGTAATCCTTTAAGTTTCTATGGGCGGCCTCTGCTTTGAAAGGCGGGACAACAACAACAACAACAAGCGGTTTAGCCCTCGTTTTTGAATTGAAGTTGTTTTGACGTGTATGGGGGTGCTGAAAATGCTCAGGGAACCTAAATAATATTGATTATCTTATGCCCTCATATCTTAAGACGCTGTAATCTATAGCTAATAGATGCGGGGGATATCTCATCCCACTGTAAACACCAGTAAACACAGGCCGACCGATGCCCGACCATATTAGACATTAGCGAAACTTGTCTGGCCTACCCTGTTTTTCTTTTCTTCAGGGATTGGGAGCTAGGCATTAGCAAGCCAGAGCGAAACCAAAGCAACACAGGAATAGAGCGACACGAATAGCAGCAGCGTCAGCAATCACTGACCCACTCTTGCCATACCTTAGACTGACACCAAGCACATTTGGCATGAGCAGCCTTGTTAATGCTCTCCCTCGATCCCAGACCAATGTCCATCAACTGCGCGTTGGTATGCAGCCGCAACTGAGCGGCACAACGGTTGGCCAAGCAATGGTGTTCGTAGGCTGCAAGAGCTAACACAAACCGCCTCAGCTTTCTTATGATGGCTCTTAACATCTACTACCTCTTCCATGTTCTCTTGGCCTAGCTTTCATACCTGGCTTTTCTTGTTATTTGCTGGGGCTGTTTAACCTCTAGGATCACTTCAGCGCTTATGCTGGGATCACTAGAGGAACGTCCGCAAAGCTCATGTCTGGTAGTGCCAAAGGGGCGCTGGACTACTCGCTTTTGCGAGGATGCTTCGGGATGTGTTGCGTAGGGGAGTTTTAGCGGCGCGGGGCATGAGCCACTCCCTCCTCTAATAGTGTCGACTAATGAGAAAGACTGTTGCACTCCAGAACTCCCCCTGTTATGGATCAGGCACTGGAAGGCCGGAGGCATCCGCTAAAAAGTGGGCGACAGGCCGCAAGGTGTGGCAGGGGACTGTAACTCCCTCGATACACCAAGCGACCCAAGCAAACTAAACGATCAGCGGGATGTACACGGTTTTTCCTTAACCTTAAGGAGAAC